AACCAAAGAACCAGCATCTAGGGTTGCAGTAACAACCCATGTATCACTAAACATTCCACGGAATTGATCGTTTCCTCTGCGTGAGGTAACTGAGGTAGCAGAAGCCATATTTTTCTCCTAATTAGTTAAAAAAGTCCCCCTACCACTAGGGCAGGGGGCGCAACTGCAATTAGGCTGGAACTGCCAAAGCAAATGCTGATGAGGACTTAGCCGCACCAACAGAAGCGGCTGTACGCAAAGCCTGAACACCATACAGAGTGTCAGATGTAAACAATGTACCGAGGTACTCTTGTTTGTACTGAGTCTGTGAGCGAACTGCTTGTTGTTCAACCAAAACCATAGCCTCTTTGTGACCCATCAAAGCGATGCGGTCAGTTTGGGTATTGCCATAACCTACGTCAGCGTTAGAAGTAACAAACACGGGGATGCCGTACAAGTTACCGATTTCGCCATTACGGATTGTGTCGCCATTACCAACAAAAGCCTGTTCTGTATAACGAGCCAAGCCCATCAATGTGTTACGGCTTGAGGGTGGGATGATGAAGAAACGACCATCCATAGGAGTGTCATTGTCATCAAGGCGTTGGATAGTGCGGCGAATAGCGGCATCAGTCAAAGCAGAAGCGTTTGAAGATGAACTGTTATAAGCAGTAGTACCATCACCACCGATGTAGGCTTTAGTGGTTGCACTAGAAGTTGCGTAGTCATCACTACCAACTGTTGCACCATTAAAGGCACGACCCAATTGAACCAAATCTGTATCAACTTGTTTAGCCAAAGCGTAACCAGCGTCACCTGTGTAGAAGTTACGGAGGCTGTTTAATGCCTGTGCTTCTACGATGTCTTCAATCAAGCGGCTATATTCATAGTGCTTGTTGATAGACACTTGGACTTCTGATTCGGTGTTAACGATCAGGGTAACTGCGTTTGTTGCGCCTTTAGCAGAAGCAGAACCACGAACAGGTGCTGGAATGTGAACTGTGTCACCTTTCTTGCCCTTGAAGTTCATCTTCATAACTAAGTTTGCTAAAACCAAGTTCTTTTTGTATGCGGCAATAATTTCATCAGACCAAATTTCTGGGATGAAGTTAGCCGCTGACGTTACTGTTACGTTATTTGCGGGGGAAAATGCTGTTGCCATGTTAATTCTCCTTAAGAATCAATTAGTTACTTTACTCTACCTTCTTGATACGCCAACATAATCTCTGGAGATAATGCGTCATATCTGTCTGGATCACTCATTTTTAGCCGAATTAGGTCAGCCCTCCTGTAAGTACGCTTGCCTGATTCTCCTGATCCACCAACATCGACTGCGGCGGCTTTTAGACTGCTCTTGCGACTTGACTCTCCGTCACTAGCCACTTTTCTAGTCTTAACACCACGCAACTCTTTGAAGGTAGATAACAACTCATTGGCACTATCGTAGTCAAACTCACCATCAGCCTTTGCATACAGCCCCATCCGTACATTTGAGGATTTAACCCAATTTACGAACTCTGGATCAGCAGAAATCTGCTGAAAATCAGGGTGCTCTTGCGATAACTTCTGCTGAATCTGCATCCTTTTGAAGTCATTAGCCGCTTGTTTAGCCGCTAAAACATCGGGATGTCTATCAACTGTGTTCTGAATTGCTCTCTGAGGATTCTCAAAAAAGTCTACTTCAGGCTCAACTTCAGCGTGTTGGACTTTCTGTCCGAGATTTTGCTTAATCAACTCATCGGCTAATTTGCGAACTTCTCCGACTTCTTGTGCTTGACGACCAACCAGTTTTTCAACCTCTTGGTGCATCTTGATAACGTCATCTAATGATTTATTCCTATATTTTTCAGGAATCTTAGAATCTTCTACCGCAAAATTGTCTTCAATCTTCGCTTCTTCAGCCTCTAACTCGCTAGGCATCTCGTCTTCTTGGTCAACTAACATACTGTTTCCTTTTCCTGCCACTAATGGGTTCTAGGAGATACACATGAACTCGACAACATTTGTTTATGAGTTCGCTTTTTGCTCAGACTTTAGTTTGTCTAAGTGGCTCTTTTCAAACTTCCCATGCGCTGACGGGAAATGACCTGACCACCCTTCCAACCTAAATGCTGGAGCAGAGATTGTTTTATAGGCTTGTGACCCACAATCTCCACATTGAACACTACCTGTCTCATAATCAGTTAGTTTTTCAATGCGCTGTCCGCATAAGCAGACAAATTCAAACATTCTTTTCATTCAATTCCTCGTATGCTTGTGTGCTGACCTGTTTTAAGGTTTTCAGCCAAACTAGGATAGAAAGTTCGCCTTTTTTGAATTGTAGGCTTTTTTCATCAGGGATTGTACTAATATTGTTCAACGAATTTATCATGTTGTCAATATCCTCCATTAAGTCTCTCCAACCCTCCCTTGACATCAAGTCAAAGCGGGATTCATAGTAGCGTTGTAGTTCAGGACTCATTTGGGGTAAGTCTCCTTGACTGCTTGTATAGCCGATTTCCATGCGTCAAAGCCTGAGTGATACAGAATATCTAATTGGTCTGCAATGCTTGGATAGGCTTGTTGGCGTTTGGCTATGTAGGCATGAGCATCTATGTAGGCTTGAACTGCTGTTTTGTCATAGGTAACTGGGTTGCCGTCAGCGTCAAAAGCATCGTTACCACGAATAGTAACGACAGAAGAATTGACTGCACGAATTGCGTCATGTTTGTTCATGCGGCTATCTCCATAAGCGTTAACGATGCTGGAAAATCTGCTGTTCCATTTGTTTGCATATACGCAGTTCCAGAACCAGATAATGCGTAATATGGCGTATATGTTGTGCTTGATGTTGTTGCTGGCGAATCATAAACTTGAACAGTTTGATATAAACCTATTCCAGAAACTTGTGAATAAAGTAAATATCCAGTAGTGCTTGTAATATTTGTACCACCACGATAAATGGCAAGCCTTAAACCAGAACCAGTATTTGTATTATTTCCAAGACTTGCAGAAAAAATAACCAATATTTTGCTGGCAGAATTGGAAGGGGTAATTGATACGCCATATCCTGTTGTAACCAAACTTGTGCTTGTTGTGCTAATTGCATTGCAGCTTGATATTGCATAATTCTTTGAGCCATTGTTGCTGCATTTGGGTCAGACACTGGGATAACGTCTACTCGACCATCAAAGTCAGATATACGGTCTGCAGGTTCATCCATTTCGTACGCATATTCAGCAGGCATGTAGTCATGTACGATGCTAGCTAAGATACGTAGCTCTTGTTTCATAGCTGCGTGTAAACGAGCCTGAATACCTGACATAACCTGCATAGAACGCTCCATAAGCGCCAGAGTCGTGCCTACAGGGGCTTGAGCGTTAATGTCGCCCACTTGTATGTCACCTACAGCTCCAATACGTCTTCCCTCGTCTACAACGTTCCCTAGAAGGCTGTAAAGTACGCTCGATGGTTCTTTGTACGGTAGCGGTACGATATTTTCTTTAATCGCGCCAGCAGGTACATCCACATCTCTAAACTCACCCGGCATGATGGGAGTGTTGTCGCCGGTGATTCGCATGCCCCGGGCTTTAAAGCCAGCTGGGAGGTTAGACAGCGTACCAGCGTCAATGAGTTGACGCATGATGGATGTGGCAGACTTAGTAAGACCGCCGAGCGTATGTATAAGCCCTGTGCCGTAGAAGCCCATACCGGGCAAATATGGGTAGTGTACAACATGCATACGCTTCTCACGTTTGCTGTCGTCTTCGTACCAATTTCGGCGAATAGCTAAGACTATGCTAGACGATTTATCAACTGTAACTACGTAAGGTAGTGCAACACCGTCTATATCGTCAAAAGGCTCAGGTAAGTCCAAATCTACGTGCATTTCTAGTATAGTATGCCGTGGATCGTCAGAGAAAGTAGGTTCAGAACCTTCTAGCTCGTTGTATTTTTCTTCAATGTCAGTAACATCCCTAGTTGCTTCAGGGAGCTCTATGTCACGATAGAACCCATTCACCTGTAGCTTGAGTACTTCTTCAGGTGTCTTCTTCATAACGTGTGTAAACCGCGGGGCTGTACGTAAGTTAGACGCACCGTAGGACACTACGAGGTCTTCCGCAGGTACAAACTGGGATACAGGACGTTCTGTAATAGGGTCGAAGTATATTTTCTTGAACGCAGAGCCCGCCATAGGCAATTTAAACAGCATCTGCTCCATTTCGTCACGATAGTCAGGCATTTTCTCAGTGATGAGGTAGTTAAGTTCAGTCTCGACACGTTGTGCCTGCTCAAACTTCTCAGTTGTTACTTTACCTACAATCTTACTACGTACTGGGCCTGCTGCTGGAAGAAGCTCTCCCATTGCTTGCGCTTGGAATTTAACCACTGCTTCGGTCATCATAGGG